AAGTGGATTTAAGTTATACAAATCACAATCTTCATTGATGACTGTATCCATATCCTCTGGTTCAGCAAACTTACCAAGAATATCTTCGCGATTAATATGTGGGCGAACTAACTCTTTCATGCCATACCTCCAATTTCATATATTATATTAGTATGTATACAAAATGTCAATCGTTTTCCTCACTAAATTGATGTATATACTGTTCTTTTTGTTCTTGCAATATTTCTTGGAAGTATTGTTTCTCTCTGTTTTGCCAATTATAAGACAATTCCCACCATCCATCATTGAATTCTTCTGTTTCTTCATTATATGGTAAAGACCCAATTTCTTCTTCATAAAGATTTTCGTCTAATTCTTCTTCATATTCAACTTCATATGGACCACGACCATAAACGCCAATGAAGTTCGGCATCTCATCTTCGTAGGCGCACCACATTTCTAAGTTTGGAGAATTTAGATTTACTAATTTTTCATAAAGTGTATCGACGAATTTTTTAGGGAAAGACCACGCCGAAACCATATTGAAACTATCTTCTTCGATTCCTTCGAAGATTACCCATTTCGCCCCAAGATTATCGATACACCAAGCATATGTATTCATAGTATCTTCTGATTCTTCAAAAAAATACTCAAATACTTTTACAGTCGGCGTATCAAAATATGGTATATTTGATAAAAACCGGGTTGCTTCTTCTGAAAGATTTTCGAAAGAAATGTTACTGTTAACATGATTTGCCATAATTTATCTAACCTTTGGATATTCACACACTTTATTTTTTTGTAAAAATAATTTTTTTAACTCTTTGGTTTCTTTTTTATTTTCACCTAATACATAAGCATACTTGTGTTTTGTTGGAATGTCAAGTATTTTCTCAGCTTTGGAATTCATTAGACATTCAAAATCTTTTTTAAATCAGGAGACCAGTAATTCGGACCTTTCAATACTTTACCATCTTCGCGATAGATAGGTTTACCATCTTCACCAAGTTTACTCATGTTACTATTATGTACCTCTTTGAAGCATTTGTCAAGATCAATTCCAAAAGAATGCCCTGCACCGTATACAACATATAAAAGATCAGTTAAGGCATCAGCGACTTCTATGATATCTCTGTCGTCCATTGCTTGCTTTAACTCTTCTAACTCTTCGCGTATGAGCTCATATCTTAAATCGGATACACTGGTCCATCCTGGGCGTGTCTCAACGTCTTGCCCAAAAGCTGTCATGAATTCTTCAACTCGGTCGAAGTTTGTTTTCATCACCAAAACCTCCTCAATCTTATTTTTGGGGTGTGCGAATCTTTTCCTACAAGCCATTCAACTTCAACGAATGGAAGCACGTTTGCGTTTTCTAGCAATGAGTTTCTGATTTTTTTTAGCTTGATGTAAATGAAAACTATTAGCTTTAGACGTATATATAACACCCAAAAGGTGATCATATTCATGTTGAATAGCTCTCGACGTAAATCCAGAATATTTCGTTGTAGCTGTTTCACCAGACGCATCAGTAAACCTCATTCTTATATCCTTTGGTCTTTTAATTTTTAAAAAAAGACCAGGAAAACTTAAACACCCCTCCTCATAAACTTCTTGTTCTTCGGAGTAATCTACAATGGTGGGATTAAAAAAAGCCATAATAGTTTCTTTATCACCAGGATTACCAACAACAAAAACTGAATATGGCAATCCTACTTGAGGAGCAGCAAGACCAACTCCATTTTTTTCAATCATTGTTTCAGCCAATGTTTCAGCTAATTCTTTTGGATCCATTTGTGGATTTTCAAAATCAAATTTTTCTGTTGCCTTTTTAAGCAACGGATTATATTTGTCTACCAATTTAAACATGCATACTCCTTAACAATATAAAAATCATAATTATTATTTTCTGCCCATTCTACAGCAGACTCCATAGTATTAAAAAGTCTAGGTGATGCGTTTTCATAGATTACACCCGGATCGATGTGTATGACCCATTGTTTATCAATTTGTATTCCATATTTTTTCATGCTGCAATCCTCGAAAAATTCTTTACCTTTTCAAAACAAATGACAGAACGAAACTTATCTTGCAACACATCACCTTTATGACTAATGACAAATACGTTTGTATCACCACCAAGTTCATTAAGTAGTTTTAGAAATTCATCGCAACCAGTTGAGTCAAGAGATGCATCAAATACTTCGTCTAAGATAAGTAAGTTTGTGTTGGTAGAATTTTTCATTTTAGCAATGGCTCTCCATGTTAAGAGCAAAGCGAGATCAATTCTCATCTTTTCACCTTCACTGAATGATGCATAACTAAACTTGTCTCGGTGTCTAGACTTTATAGATTCATCAAAGTTTTCATCTAATTCAAAACTCACAAAAAATTCCATTGCCGCAAGATATTTATTCACGAGCTTGTTCATCACTGGAACATATTGACGAACAATCTGAGTCTTAATTCCCTTGTCTTTTAAGAGTTCAGAAGCAACATCCAATAATTCTTTTTCGTGAATATTTTCCTTCTTTTTGTCTTCATAATTTTTAAGTTTTTTTGTTATATCTTTAATCTTTTTATTTTCATCTTTTAAATTAGTTGTGTTGTCAACTTCAGTATCAATATTATTGCGTAATTGTTTTATATATTTGTTCAAAGAAGAAATTTGATTGTTGTCATCTGAAATGTTTTCAAGGTGCTGTTGTATTTCTTTATTTACTTCCATAATATCAAGCAAACGTTGATTTTCTTTATCAAGCTCTTGTTGCAATTTACTCAAAGCATCGACCACTTGTTCAATTTTATTTTCACTATCTTCTATTTTTTCTGTTTTAATCGAAATATCAATATCTTGAGTGCAAGTTGGACAGTGGTCATTATCTTGATAAAATTTAATCTCTCGTTTAAGCTTTTTAGTCTTATCTTCAAATTGACTTTCAATTTTTAAAATTTCATTTAATTTTTTATTAACATTTTCTTCATCAGCAACTTCTTTTTTTAGCTGTTCAACTTTCTTATTATTATTGCTTACACTAAGTTCAAGACTGTTAATTGAACGTTCGCTCTTTTCAATTTCAAATCTAAGATTGTCAATTCTCTCTTTGTTTTTAGATTGCATTTCGTTGATATAATTTTTATGGACTTCGAGTTTTTCGTTTTCAACGTCTATGCGCATCTTAATGTCGTTAAGCTTTGCTTTGTTTGATTGAAGCTTTTCTTTCAATAAAACATTCATTGCTGTAAAGATCTTAATGTCAAGAAGATCCTCAATAATATCTCTACGTTGCTGCGGATTGAGTTGCATAAAAGGTATAAAGGTTGAGGAACCTAAAATCACAATTTGTGTAAATGAATTGTAATTTAATTTTATAATATTTGTTTCTAAATAGGATTGATAATCTCTAGCTGAAGCTGTTTGGTTGAGTAGAGCATCATTTTTATAAATCTCGAATACACTAGGCTTCATACCACGAACAATTTTATATTTGGAGCTACCAATCGTAAACTCTATTTCAACAACCATATCTTTTTGGTTGACTGAATTAATTAGCTGTGGTTTGTTGATTTTACGAAATGGTTTACCGAACAAACCAAAACACAATGCATCCAACATTGTAGATTTGCCCGCACCATTTTCGCCAATTACAAGAGTTGTTGGACTTCTATCAAATTGGATATTAGTCCAGACATTTCCAGTGGATAAAAAATTTATCCACCGAACATTATGAAAGTGTATCAATTAAAGCTCCATATTCTGCGCTTCTGTATATAAATTAGCAAACAGTTGGTTTAGCTTCGCTTTATCTACTCGTGTATCCATTTTATCAACATACTTATATAAAGACGTTAATGTGTCTTCAGCCTCACTGATAATTTCTTCTTCACTTTGTTGGTCTAAGTTTTTATGATCTTCAACAATAGTTAAATTAGCAGGATTTGCTTTGTAAAAATTATCCATAACAATATCAAACCAATATGGGTTATTTTTATTTGTTACAATAACTTTCACATATGTGTCTTTGTATGAATCAAAATCAAATTTCGAAAGATAATCTTCTAAAGAAATAAAAGTTTGGTATGTATCATCATACCAAACTTTATGAAACATTCTATATGGATTTTGTATAAAAGTCAATGATCTTTCATCTGAATCAAAGATGTGAAAACCACGTTGATCATTATAATCATTCCAAGTCATCTCATATGGGTTTCCAAGATAGTGAATATTACCGCGAGAAGATTTTGTATGAAAATGCCCCGAACACACTATATCAAATTTATCAAAAAGAGCTGACTGCATACCATGTGGATTTTTCATTCCACGATACATTTCAAATCCTTCAAGTTCTAAATGTCCAAAAAGAATTTGTGCTTTCGTATCCTTAATAAAGGACATCATATCAGAATAATTTGTATTGTTAATCCAAGGTAACAAAGCAATCTTACATCCATCAAAACCATATTCTGTTGGTTCTGAATAGAATGTAATATTATTTTCTTTAAACAGCTCATTCATGGCATTCACTTCGTTTGTATTACGATACGGAATGTCATGATTTCCCACAATACCAATAAGATTGATATTGTTATCAATACATGGCTGAACAAAAATTCTTTTGAACTCTCTGAGTGTAACGTAGCTGATATATTTTCTTCGATCAACGATATCACCAAGATGAAAAACAGTAGTGATATTATTTTTAATCAAATAAGGAAAAAAGATATTGCTATAAAACTTATCAAAAAAGTCTAAAAAATGTTGGCTATCATTACGAACACCGAAATGAGTATCGGTTATAAGAGCTGCTTTCATTATTCACCATTCATTAAAACATCAATTGCGGTTGTATTTTTATTTTTCTTTCTGCGCTTTGTTTCCTCAAAATCTTCAATAAACGAGTCAATATGATCTCTGCTCCATTCGCCTTTATTAGAAGGAGTTCCATACTCATTTATATTTTGAAGGTTTACTTCATCAGTAAATTTTAACCTAGTGTAGATTACCTTTTTTTCTTTTGCAATCCTTCGAAGGAATGCATAATAGATGATCTGCGTAAAATATGCGAACGGGTTTTTAGATTTTTCAGGATTAAAATTATCAATGTATTGAAGACAATTTTCAATACCATCTGAAATCATATCATCTTTAAATGTATAATTAACAAAATTTGGTTTATGAGAAAGATGGACTGCAATTTTCATTAAACACTCGCCAATATAATGAGAAACAAGAGGACGAGGCTTCCCTTTCTCTTCTGCTTCGGCTACGTTTTGTTTGAATTCAATCATAGCCGCTAAAAATTCTTTATTATTTACATAGTGTTGTTTTGCTTTTTTTACCATAATTAATGTACCGTAATATTTGTGTTTGAGTATTTTTGAAAAAATGCTTCTGTAACTTCTTTCTCATCATCACTTTCTTCAAAATTTTCATTTAATGGTTGGTTATATGTGCGAGTTCTTATCTTTTTAAGACTTTCTAATGCGTGAATATAAAAATCTTTGACATCAGAATCTGGTTTCGCCCAAGTCATTACGTGCTTTACAGCGACTGGAAAATTTTGTTCCTCAACAAATGGAATCCACTTTGCAATTTTAACTGAAGCTCCCTGATAGCTATTATAAACGAATAATTGAAGAGGATTGATCAAATAGATGTGATCTTCATCAGAAGTATCTAAGGCAGAAACAATGTGTTCTCCCGAAACTAATTTTAAATAAATAATATCATCTTCCATTACTTAGATCCTTATATTGTGTATTTTATACACAAATTCTTCTTCATTATATATTTTAACCCTTTCTCCAAAATGAGTTAAGGTATAATTTACTTTCTTTTTGTTTCGTAAATCGTCGGCGATGTCGAAAAGAGTTGCGGTATTTTTTGACTTACTTTTCCGCAACCCTCTGCCAATAGACTGAAGATTACGAATACGAGACTTAGTGGGAGAAGCAAAAATAATATTATGGAGATTGCGAATATTAATCCCAGTGCTGAAGGTTCCGTACGATGCAATGATAATCGCGTTCTCTTCTTTTTCGGCAATAGCTCTGATCTGCTCTCTAGTTTCCGCATCAGTACCTCCGTATACGAAAAATAATTTTCGACCTTTCTCTATTTTTTCATTAACTATATTATATAATATTTTTCCATGTTTGTCAACATATTGAAAGAGCAAAAGCGTATTACCATTTAAAGATAAAGTTAAGTCTCTTATGAATTTATTTCTTTTTGGATGCTGTACAATCCAGTCCATTTCATCCTGATATTTCATTTTACTGACAAGTTTGCATTCTTCATCAGTATATTTTAAAACAAGAGCCTTGATTTTAAAGTTTGCGAGATGCTCTTGTTCAATTAATTCTTTTGTTTTTACAAACTGCTTTACTCTACCAAACAGACCTTCAAGGACTAGCTTATGAGTCTGTGTTCCATCGAGGGTTCCAGTAAAACCAAAACGATACTTGCAGTCAATGAGCTTTGTCATAATAGACGTGAGTGATTTTGCTTTAAACAGATGACACTCGTCTCCAATTACTACATCATATTGGGCAAAATAATCTTTTCTCATTTTATAAAGTGACTGCCAAGTGGATACCACAATTCTTGCATCTGTATTTTTTTCTTGACCACCCATAATTATATGGATGTCATCACCGTCAGATCCATACTCAATAAAGTCTGATCTCATCTGATGCACGAGTGAAGTCGTGGGAACTATGATAAGGGTCTTACAGTCACCGTACCACTGAGTCAGGAGCCATATAATAAACGACTTGCCTGAAGCAGTTGGAGAAACAAGTAGACCACGATTATTTCGTACGAGATGAACGAAACTGTCCAGCTGATAATCACGAGGACTGAATTTAGTTTTGAGTTCTTGTATAAATTCATTTGCTTCTTTTACTGAAAAATTCTCTTGTGCGTGTATGTTATCTGTGATCTCTAGATCGTATTCTCTCTCATCAGCAAAAACCTGTACGTATGGTAACAAGCCCAAATACAGCTGTTTTGTCATAGCATTATACAACCGCATCTTGCCGTCCCACATGCGATTACGATACGCAGGCATAAACTTTGCACCTGGTACCGTGAAAGTGAAATAGTCGTTCAGCTCCTGTCTTATCACAGGCTCCGCATCGACCTTCATATATACTTCGTTTTCCTTACTAATAATCAATTTATTGCCATTCACATCGCTAGGAACCAGAAGTAAATCTGATGAAATCCAAGCTGTTTTTGATGACATAACCCCTCGTATTTATTGCCTTTATTATTTCTTCGAGGACGTCCACCATTTCCTGTTGGTACGCAATTTTCGTATTCAACTGGACCATTTCAGAATCACTTTCTACATAATAAGAAACCTCGTTCTTTAGCCTCTTAAACGGATATGGCTCTCTTCCGAGTTCTGCCAAATCTTCTGGATTATTTAAATCTCCACGATAGTAATCCATAAGCCTTTGCTGCAGCTGTTTTTGCTTCATCTTGAAAGCACGAAGCTTCAATCTCTCATCCGAGAAATGCTTCAAATATTTACCGTGTAAGAGAGGGATGTTTAGACTTTCTCGTGATAGCTCGGTTTCATCAATCTTTACATCCTCTTGCCACATACCAATAATATCTTCAATTTTCATATACCGAAACTTTCTCCACAACCACAACTTGATGTCGACATTGGATTCTTTACTGCAAGGAATGCACCACCTAATTCATTCAC